GCAGTTATCATCTCCGTAGATGGTGAGGGTGAATGGCACTTCGGGGCATATTTCACGAAGAGCGGATCGCATGATTAGAGAGTTAGCGAGACAGTTGATAGTGGTAGTGAGGGCGTTTCCAGAAGGATTGCCCCAGTCGAGATCGTATGTTATCGTCCCACACAGATGGCGTCTGTGCGTGATGACCGATCGCAGCTTGTTCATCCACAGTTCGTTCGTCATTGCTACTCCTCCGATCACGGTCAGTTCATCTCGATACTTGGGGTACCAGCGGAACGTCCACTCAAACATGATGTCGAAGCACGCATTCAGGATGTTGGTAGGGATTCGTTTGTCAAACTTAGAGAAGTCTCCGTTGATCACGAGAGAATCTTCGAAGTCCACTGGGGACTTAAAGACTCGATCTGCGATCTTCGTCCACTCCTCCTCGTTGTATGGATTGACTCCGAAGGCGTATTCGCCTGCACGCATGAATGACTTCATCATGTTCGTCTGAAAGGGTCCGTAGAAGACCTTCAGCAAGATATTGATAATGAAGTTACCCACGTTGAAGACTCTTGGCGCGTAGATCTTGTGAGACACACGCAATTCGTCCTTCAGAGTATCGACAAACAGGAACTTCTCATCGTTGGCGAGCATAAGGCATGTTCGTGCCAGTTCATCACTTCCGAGATCAGTCCAGGTTCTCTTTCCTCTAGCGTCTGAGACAATGAAATCTCTCTTTCCAGGCTTACCCGGAAGGGTCTTCTTGACGGCGTACGTGGTGTATGGCCATCCAGGAGACGTATCGAGATCTACTGCTTCGAGCGGGAGGCCACTTCGGGTGACTCCATGCAGAACTTCGTCGATTGTGTAAGGTCGTCTATCCTCTCGGTTGAGAAGAGAGAAGGCCTCGACGTGTTCCCACACTTCGTCGACCAGTCCGTGGATCGGCATGTCGAGAGACGGCTTGAGGTTCTTCGTAACCATCTCTGCGAGTGGTGATGGGTGGTTAGCGGTAGGTCCCAGCTGGGCTGGTTCCTTGGTGGTCGGGAAAAGACCGTAGAAAGGGGTAGGCAGTAAGGCAGTCTTCGTCGACAATCGAACAGTGTTCTCAATTGGGATTGTGACGAAGTCGATGCCCGTCTTCTTGAAGTACTCCTCTCCTCGATCGATTCGTTCGGCGAGCATGTTCTCTGCGTAGAGTCTGGGCGTCCTCTTCGCTCCTTCTTTCACGAGTTCTGAGAGAGTAGTGAGATTCTCATCCTTCATAGTCTCATGAATGGATGGAATTGGAATGAAGATGACACTCGTTGGCATGAGCTTGCGCGATGTGTTCAGGCTTGCGTTGATGATTCCGACGATTTTTACGTCGCCGTGTGCATCAGCCCAAACAACCGGCGAGCCACAGAGTCCAACAGCAGAGAATCCGTTGCAGCGGATGTTGAGGTCGGTGTAATGCAGTTCGTCGTCATCGTAGGCGATCACGTCATACTTGACTCCTTGCATCGGGTAGATGATGTTCATGGAGCCTGCAGACGTGTCCTCCTTCGAGATGGTGAAGAACGTTTGTCCGAGGGGCGAGATCTTGTCGAGCTCGTCCTGAGTGATGATCGTCTTCGTCAGATCGGCAGCCATAGGAAGGCGGGAGGCTGAAGGGCCGAGCTGTACGATTACGACATCGCTCTCTGGGCGGCGGAAGAAGTGAGCATCTGAGAGATCAGTTTCGAACGAGATGTTCTTGGTCGTGATTCTGACTCGAGGTCTCTCTTCTCCGAAGGCTCTGAAGAAGTGGTGGTTGGTGACGAGGTTGCGTCCACCGATGAACAGTCCACGCGTGAGGCGGCACATGTGGAAGTCTGATCGGCGGGAAAACATCTCGATGACACACACACTCTTCGAGAGTGACGTGAGGGGAAGGTGGATTGGTCCGAGCATTCTCAGGACTTCATCATGAGGTGGTAGAAGGTCCGGTGAGAGCGGTTTGAACTCGTCCTCCTTCGTCGGCGTTTCTCGAATGATCTGGTTGAGCGTCTCGAGAGGGAAGAAGAATCCTGAGTTATGACTGTAGACTCTCCTGTTTCCTCTCAGCTGTTGATGACCATTCCGGCGCAATCGTGCAGACTGCTGCCTCATGTGATCATCGACGGCTCCTCCAGACGGATCGTGTTCGGCGTTGGGAACGGCTACGAGGATGTAGTAGAGCATGTTCTTGTCAACAGAAAAGGCACGGCAGCCATTCCTGTTCAGAACCTGCTTCGCATGTTCCAGGCAGCACTCCTTGAGAGTATCTTCTCCGAAGAATGTGTACGAATGTTCGCTACAGTCTTCAGTGAATGTCCTCTTGCAGTCGGGGCATTGTCCTCTGAGCGTGAGACTCTCCTTGAAGGCTTCTCTCCACTTCTCTCTCTTTCGATTCTGCCACACACCGGTTGCTACACCAGCGGCGACAGCCGTTATGAGAGTTGCGAGAGCAGCGAGCATCTTTCCGTATTTCTTGAAGAACTCGAAGAGGCGTGAGACAGTTGGCGACTGGCTCTTCATCTTTGAGATCGAACAAGTGATGGTAGCTTTCTTGACGGCGAAATGCAGCTTCATTGAGCGATGAAGTTCAGTAGCAGTCTTCCGAGAGAAGGCGATTCCAGTTCTGAAAGCTTCCCAGACGTGTCCAGTGATAGGATGTCCAGCAAGAGCTTGTTGCACGTTGTCGATGACTTTCTTGAGGTACGTGATCGGATTTCCGACGAAGGCAGCTGAGCGAAGTTGTTCGAAGATGTTATCTCCGCAGGTCTTCGGATCGATCATTGGCTGATCTTCACAAGGCATCTGCGACTGACGGAAAATTCGAGCTGCTTCGAAGTGCTTGAGATCGATA